ATCCATAAGATCATCGAACGCATCGGTGGCTCTTTGAGCAAGAGCATCAAATTCTTCATCACTAGCATCGCCCAATCCTTTCACTTGTGGCAGGGCCTGAGCAATTTTATCAAATTCGCTGATATCTCGTAGTAAAGGAGCAACAGCTTCTTCTGCTTTACTTTGCTCTTCTTTTTTAATAATTTTTTTACTTTCAGGCAAATTTAAAATTTCTTCTAATTTTTTCATACATTTACTTATCTAACCTGCCATTGACAAATAAATCATTTTCAGTGAGAACTCTAAATTTTATACCTTGCCTACCACACCAACTTTGAGCAGCTCTCCATTTGACTTGATTTTTTGCCCACTGTAGTTGATTATTTCTATTTTTACCTGCCCGTTCGTATAAGGTTTGACTTTGCGGTTTTACTTCTATAAGTTCAACCTGCATAACACCGTTTTTATCAGCGTACTGTATAAAAAAATCAGGAACATACACAGTACTACGTCCGGTAAATGGGTCTTTATAAGGAATCTTTATTGCTTCACTAGCCCATTTCATTATTCTTGGGTCTTGATCACAGAAGTTCATAAATTTCCATTCCCAACTACTTCTATATGTTGGCTGATGGTTGCCTACATATTTCTCTGGATTTTTTATTATAAACTTGCCTGTAGCGAACTTGCTCATTGTGCGATATTACGACTCTCGAAGGTTTCGTCAAGCACTTGCGTTTTATAACCTAATGCTGACGTCTTTTCTCTGTACAGATTCATAATCTGCGTAACAACTTCTCCTAATTGAACTTCATCTAATTTTTTCAATGTGTCTACTACAACAAAAGGATTAATATTATCAATTCTACACTGTGTTAAAATTATGATTGCTGTGCTTTTTGCTGCTTGATCTTGAAATCCACGTTTTACGAAAAATCCTACCACAGCATCTATTTGTGCTGCTGGAAATGTGATTTCATGTTGAAAAAATTTATCAAAGAAATTTCTTACTTCTTCTGCGCTGTCTGTAGATTCAGAAGGAGGTAGATTACCGTTTACATTCATATTATCCGCCTGTTAAATTGCGACCTGCTGCTGGAGTTGATCCACCGCCAGGATCAGAAATAGGAAAACTAGTCCCTTTAATGCCGCTAACACCTTGATTAGCCACTCTGCCTAATGCACCGGTGGCTATTCCAGTAATTTCAGCTGTAACACCGGCATTACTTAGTTTGCCGGCATTATTATAAGTGTTGGTTGCTAGCACTGCTGTGCTTAAGATGTTGCCTAGAGTAAGTTCTTGTGGATTGGTCAACATTCTGCTGACATTGCCGAATACCGCATCTGCGCCAGCTAATACACCTGCTTGACCGAATAAACTTCTTGTGCCGCCGCCTGCTAGTGTAAGCGGACTTGGCACAGTATCATAGTGTTCAAATCCAAATCCTGGTGGATTGTTTTGTCTGACTTGGCCATTTTCATAATACACTGCTTCATAAGCCAATGTCATGCTTTGTTCACTTGGGCCTTGGCCGGCATAATCTAAACTGTCATGATTCCATGAAGCAATTAAAGGATTTACAAGGGTATAACTGTTCCAAAATTTCTTAGCCATTTGGTAAATTGTTATCTTGTTAAAGAAAGGATAGGCACTGTTATTATCAAATCCAAATGGTGTTCTTATCTGTGTAGAATTTAACATTGCTGTTCTATTGTATGCTCCAGGAAATTTAGCACTTGTAGGATCAGCATAGTAGTAAGCGTAATAATTTTCCCACATGGTTCTTACTACGCCTAAATTATCGTCGTGAAATCTAATAGAAATAGGTTGATATTCAAGTTTTGTTTGAACAACTTTTTTACGATTATATTGATTTACAGTTTCTGTAGATATATTGAACTTAGGTAATTCAGCACTCTTAACCAACATATTAATTTCGTTTTTATGTCTTTCAGTAAGATTAATAGTTTTTAGTGCATTGTTGTTAATACTAAACACACAATGAAACTGAAATTTTTGTTTAGGCGCTAGTCGTAAATTATCGTCAACAAATAATCTAGCGGCATGTCTGAAATCTCCTACAATGCCTTTAGGATTAGTTAAACCGCTGACAAATTGACCAAAGTGTTTGCTTGACATAACAATATTTATCTGATGCTATTAACTACGTAGTTTATAAAAACCCATAAAAAAAGCAGCTTGCGCTGCTTTTTTATTATGCCAAGGTGCCTAAAGCTCGACCTGCTACTGCGAAGATTGGACTACCGTCACCTGCTGGTACTAAGATACAGTTGTCAGGCTGGATGCTTAAATCAATGGTCTGAGGTGTTGCTTCAGAATAACTTAATGTTTGATAGTTAGCACTAACAATATAACATCCATAGCACTCCCAACGCTCTAAACGTCTAACTGCTGTGCCATTACCGCCATCTAACATTTCAATGCTCATAGTAAATTTGTAATCACTAGAGCTAGCTGCTGAACTTTGCTCCAAAAAGTCAAATTGCTTTTGTAGCTGTTCGCCAATTCTTCTGCTCACTTCACCAGTGACGTCGTCACGTAGTGTAACAGCGATCGGTGCCCATGTATGCTTACCAGCGTAATTGATTTTACTGTTATAAACTTCAATAGTCTGCGGAGCAAAAGACACGTTTGGACGAGCTGCTGTTTGAACTTGTTTAGTAAGTTCTGAATTAGAGCCGGTTGCGCCAAAACCTTCAAAAAATATTCTATAACGATATTTTAGTTTTGGCATCAAGGTGCCCTGTGTCTCACCGCCTGATAGCGGCACTGTAAATCTGTTTAAAGATGTAATTGCCATTTTATTTTCCTTTATTAACCTAACGCTGCGATTTCACCAGTGTTCTTCAAGCGTAGTGGAATATAGATAAATTCAACTGCTTTGACTGGTTCAATTGCTATGTCAAGATACAACTCGTTACGATCAATTCTGCTTGGAGTATTGTTACTTTCATCACATACTACAATAAAGTCGTACAATGCTCTTTGTCCTACTAACTCTAACAACAAGCTATCAGCTGCTAGTTTAATCTCATCGCGAGTAAGTTTGTCATTAGGTTCAAAGATATATGGTTTAGCTAGTTTGCTTAGTTGACTACGTAGGTAGATAACTAAACGGGCTACATTAATACGATCTAAAGCACTTGCGCCTTTAGCACGAGTCTTCTGTCCATAATTCACTAATCCTGTACCTGTTAAGAATGTAATTGGATTAATTTTTTGTTCATATAATGTATCACGCTGTCCCACATTTAAGGCAACTGATCTAAACTCACCTTCTTGGCTGTCTACATATCCAACTGCTGTAGCGTTTGTAATACCGCCACGACGTATACCTGCTGGAGCGAACCAAGGATAAGCAACTTGATCATTTAGAGCAATAGTACGTAAAATCATATGACTTGGTGGTACAACTACATTATTTCCAAAGTTATCACTGGTAAAGCCCCATGGATAGAACATACCTAAGTATTCATCATAACTTACAGCACCAATGTCATTGTCTTCGAATGCTAAACGCTGGTTAGATCCCCATGCTAATAAACTTGTAGCATCTGGAGTTAATCTTGCTGGGCTATCACCTACTACAAAAGCAGTTAGTCCTCTGTCATAGTTTAGACTGATCATTTCGCCAATTAGTTCAGGATATCCTGGACAAGCAATCAAGTTAAAGACTCTGCTTTCGTCATCTCTAATATCTTGATTAGCATTTGTTGTTGCTTGTAATTCTTTGACTACAATGGCACGTTGAGCTTTACGTCCAAAACTACCAGAACCATCGCCCTGATTAGGACTTGATGTAACCCAACGATGTGGATAGTACGCTTCCATAGCTTCACCAGATCTTGGATTGTCTGCGGCAATATTAATATAATTTCTTACAAAACGCTTAACATTAAATCCGCTACGACGTAGATTCCATAACAACATACCTCTTGGGTATAATGCTGGATCAGGACAGTCTGGATCTACATAATCACTGGCTAGTAAATCTACAATAGCACCTTGTTCGTCGCTGTTAGCACCTGCTGTATTGTAACGAGCATCTGCGAACAACACACCATCTTCTGTGCTTTGATCTGATTTGTCTAATAATTCCCAACGTTTTGCTATAGGAGCAGTGAGCTCATTGTTAAATCTATAAATTTGTGGGAAATTTTCAATATCATCTGTGCTAATCCATAGATCACCAGTTACTAAAGCAGTGCCATCGCTTTGTGTTTCTGGAGCAGTTGCGCCTACAATAGGACCAGCAGGGTCAGTGCCATTGGCAAAGTATGGAGCAGTTGCTGAGCGATAACCTACCCAGTCGCTACCATCATGAATCATAATGTCAATTTCATCAATAACGCTGCTATACCATAAACGTCCGTCGTCTGTTAGACTACCTGGAGCATCACCGCTAGCAACATACACCAGTGGGTGCCATAAACTTGCTACAAAATTATGTAATACATCACCTGCTGGCGCAGCAGATAAATTTGCTGTTCCTGTACCAAAAGTAAGATTACTTGGCTCAAAGTCATAAGCAGCAAATCCCATGTCTACTAAAGGTGTATTGGTACCTTCCGTAAGCCTAAAATCACCACCTTTGGTATGAGTAATTACTAAACGATTTTGACTATCTACACTAGCTATAATATTTGTAAATCCTGCTGCGTTTACAGCGGTAGCTACTCTTGTCGCATTATCGTCAGCAGCACCAGCACCTGTAAAACTTACAGTTTTATAACTGTATGTACCGTCTTCATTATAGTCGCCTAGTACATTTGTACCAACTAGACTTTCTGCGATTCTAAATGTGTAACTAGTAGCATTTGTAAAAGTACTTGCTACAATTCTAGCACTTACGATCGAGCATTCGCCTGCTGCTGCTCTACGGAATATTTTAAAATTGCCTAACATTGGAGTGGCATCAGTACCACTATCTTCTGTGTAATTTGCTTGTACGTATAACGCACCTGTTGATAAGTTCGCTCCGCCGCCCGCTTGGTCTAAGTTATAGATAGCATCATGTCCGCTTAGATAGATTGGAGAGTCTACAGCTACCCATGCTGCTGTAGCTGAATTCCAACGCTTTACTCTCCAACGTGCTCCTAGGTTAGGCTCAGTTGTTTTGATCCAGACAGATCCTGTTGGACGTGGTCCAGTGGTTGTGCTCTTCCATTGAGGCACATCTGTATGCTTTGTGATCTGTAATTTTGCGCCGTAATAGGTGCCGGTCTTGATACCTAACGCACTTGCTGCCACACTGGCAGCTACTAGTACACCTTGTGTTC